TTCAACACGACAGACTTTGAAGACGAACCTTATAGGGTCTTTTTAGACAGAAAACTGGTTTATGATGTACCAAAAGGTTCATATAGTGATCTAAACGATGAAACAACATTGAACCTTGCCGACATCTATGGAGAAACATATCAGGAAGACCACCAGTACAGTGTTGTGACCACTGACGGTACTTATGTGCTGTCTGAAGGCAATATAGTAAAACTAATAGGAAACTATGAGGAACAGAGTATTATTGTAGGGTTGAATTATCTTTTTAGGGCTGTCATGTCTACTTTGATGCTTAAAAAGACAGACGAAGGAAGAACTCAGGCAATTACTGAAGGTAGACTTCAAATAAAGTATTTTTGGGTAAACTACAGCGAGTCAGGTTATTTTAAAATCCTTGTAGAACATTTTGACAAGAATACTTATACCTATGAGAACACGGCACGCATACTTGGAACGTCTTCTAATATTCTAAATAAATTACCTTTTCATACCGGACAATTTAAAGTGCCTATACATAGCTTGAATACTAATTGCCGGATTTATATAGAGAGTGAAGAACCCAATCCATTAGCTTTTGTAGGCGCAGGTTGGATTGGAGATTACTATAGGAGAACTCGCCAGTATTGATGACGATAAAGATACTCACGATAGGGTATTTAATGGATTTTATGGCGCATATACGCCCGGAAGACTTAGAGGAAGTGGAGGTCGGAGAAGGAAAACCTTTTAAAGACCTCCCTATAAGTTCGTTGCTTAAAAGTGGTTGTCTTTGCCTTGTTGATAATGAAACTAACGAAGTGTACGCTTTGGGTGGTTGCGAAGATAATATTGTGTGGATGCTTTGTACTACACGAGTAGAGAATAATAAAATAAAGTTTCTCAGATACACTAAAGCACTTCTTAAAGAAGTCCTAAAAGGTGTTCCCTATCTCTATAACGCTGTCTATAAAAAGAATAAGCTTCATGTGAAATGGCTTGAATGGATGGGAGCGAAATTTATAAAAGAGACAGAAACGGAAACACATATAGCCTTTATGTTTGAAGGCAGGAAGGAGAGCGACAATGTGTGATTTTGGAACTGCTTTAACATCAACACTACAGATAGGAGGTAGTCTTTTTGGTCAACATGAGCAGGCAAAGGCTTATCAGGCTCAATTAGATGCCCAAGCAAAAGCCGCTGTTACAGAAATGAACTTTGCTTTTCAAAACTACGAAGCAGAGCGTACAGATGCTTTTGACCAAACTGTAGCTGACATTATGAAGATACGTCAAAACGCCTTGCAGTTGAATAGTGGTGTCAAAGCGGCTGTAAACGAAAATATGAGTGGCAGAACAGCTAATCTGCTCGTTCGTAATGTTGAAGGTGATACAGCAAGGGCTGTAGGGTCGGCTAAAGATAACTACAGTCGTAAATCAAATGAAATTGATTTAAACAAAGAAGCGACCTTAAGGAGCACAAAAAGTTACATTGATAACCTTAATGAATCAGCTCCTAAGATGCCGTCTGCACTCAGTAATATCCTAGGAGCCACCGCTACGGTCGTTGGTAATACTACAGGTGCCTTAAATAGAAAGAATGAAGTTCTTTCAAAAGGTCTCGAGTGGGATTGGTGGACAGGTGGCGCAAAAGTAAAAAGATGAAAGGAGATCTAAACTATAGCTAATTTAATCGGTAATGCGATAGGAACTCAGCGACAATTTGCCAAACAACCGGAAGGTGTCTATGGAAAAAGGTTGCAAGGTGTGTCTGTGGGTGCTGGTCTTGGTTTAAGGGACACTTCAGGGGCTATGAATTTAGCAAACTCTTTGGGGTTACTTGGCGGTGCTATTTTAGAAGCCCAAGTTGCTAAAGATACCCGGAGAGAAAAACTTGGTAATGCTGAAGCTGACCGCATTTTTGCCCTTACTTCAGAAGAAGATAAACAGAAGTTAAGCACTTTGGATATATTAGCAAGGTCAGAAAAGTTTGATCTTGCTGACAATCCATATGCCGCCGCTCGTATTGATGAACTGCGTGGTCAACATTTGAATACATTGTATAAGAATGAATATGACCAAAGCGTAGCTCCTAATCAACCGTTAGCAAAGGACTCACAGGAAAATGCTAAGACCTTTGAGGACTACATGAATAGTCGTCTAAAAGAAGACGGTATTACTTTTACGAATAGTACCGCCTTTAATAAAGGGTTTTTTAGTAGTCGTCCTATTGATTTATTAGAGCAGGATGCCAAGTATCGTAAGCGTCGTCAAAATGACTTAGAAGAAAAACGTAATGCGGCGTTGAGTTCTAAAGCAGACGACATTATAACAAATTCTTATGGCAGGGCAGATGCAGATGTAGCACGTGACTTACAGAAACTTCAAGAAGACGAAATGTTGACAGGTGTTAGCCTTAATGTCCGTCTGAAGCTTTCTGAAGGTATACTGAAGTCTTTAGCACTAAATGGTAGTCCTTCGCAAATAACTGCTTATGGGGAAACTGTTTTATACTTCGATGACACTACTGGTCAAGAAGTACGTGTCAAAGACTTAAACCCTATGGGCTATTATAATGTTCTTGCAAATAGAGCTAATAGTGCTATGTTTGAACAAAAGACTAGGGAGTTTCTAAAAGGTGCTGAGTCTTTAACTTCATCTGAAATTCCTGATTATTTTGAAAAACTACAAAAGTCTGACCCGACTTTTTACAAAGCGATAGCACCACGGCTTGAAGGAATGGTCAAAGCGGCGCAGATACGTGAAGAAAAAGAACGAAAGGCGTATCAAAAAGCCCAAGAAGACGCTTATAAAAGTAGAGCGGCTACGAATGCGCTTGAAGATAAATTTCAGGCTTTTAACAGCGGAAAAACTTTAGATATAAATGGACGACTGTCAACAACAAATATTTATGAGTGTAACGGAAAACAATATAATTTTACAGAACGGGAAGTTATTGATTGGTCACAACAGAAGTTTTATGACAATATCAAAACTTTAGGAGCTGTTGAGGGAAGTAAAGCTAACCTTCAGCTACTTTCATTTCCTCCTGTAGCTGAGAAATTCACAAAAGCCATTACGAAACAAATGGACAGGGGTTTGGCTCTTTTGAATGTAAATTCTTTAGAGGTTGACGAAGAAGGAAACAAAATATTGCCGCAAGAGCTTGATAATATTGTGACTATGTATAAAGTTGATCCCGGTCTTTTCTCAGCAACTTTTGGGACTGAAAGTAAAGATATATTGATACTTAGCCAACTAATAGATGCTAATGGTTTAGAAGAGGGTGTTGCTAAGTATGCAGAACGCAGAGATACCTTTAATGGTGACATTACTTTAAAAGAAAAGCACCAAAAGAGACTAAAAGATGCCTATGAAACGGTTATGACTATCCCTGAGCTAAACACTTTAGGCGGCTATGGTGAGACCGGGACAGCAAACCTGACAACTAACTATTCCTTAAACTCAATGTTTCATACTACGTTAGATGGATTTTTATTGTCGGGAATGGACGAGACTAAGGCGATCTCACTGGCTAAACAACAAGTCGCATCTGCTTTCTTTAATTATGATGGTGTCGCTATTCCTAAGAATTTCATTATGAATATCCAAAGTAGCAATCAAGAAACGGTTGCTTTAGCGTACCTTGAAAATAAGAAGAAAGAGTTGGCTGTTGATGGTGACGAAGAAAATGTTCATTACTATCACGCAAATGGTGTGCTTAAAGCTGAATATCATGGGAAGACCGTGTATTCTCAGCAGTTAGCAGGTTTTACTGAGGATGTCAGCAAATACCTTCAGTCTCTACCGGAAGCACAGCGGGTAAGACTTGAAGATGTCTATAATATCCCGTTGGATGACTCAGAGTATTACGAGACTGACCCAACAGCTAAGATAATACGTGATGCGGGGCTTGATGCAAATAGGTATCTGAATGATTAAATAAAGAAAGGGAAAATATGAATAGCCGAGATTTAGCAGAACTTGTCTCACAGCATACAGAGCGTAATGGCAGAAAAATACCTGCTACGTTTATTTATGCACAGATGGCACATGAGACAGGCGGATTTAAAAGTGAATTAGCTTTAAAGCACAACAATTTTGGAGGAGTAACACAGGTTGCTCCTAATGGTTTAGACCAACCTGACGGTAGTAATTATTATATGGATTTTGGTAGCCCGGACGAGTTCGCTGAATACTACGGCAATTATCTTTCCAAGTATGCAGAAGACGGTATCTATGAAGCTACCACAATAGACCAATATGCAAATGCTTTAAAACGTGGCGGATACTACGGGGATACCGTAGAAAACTATGCGGCAGGAATGAAGCATTTTGCAGGACAAGACAGTATACTTGAATTAAGTTCCTATGCTAAAGAGAGTGTTGATCCTCAAAAACCTATAGTTGAACAGGAAGTTGTACCTGATGCTACCTTTGAGGACAAATTTTATGACTCTGTTTATGACTCTGCGATATGGGGAGCTTTTAGAACAGCAGGGACTCTTAAAGATGCTCCTGACGATGATACGTTTACTTTGACTCAGGAGGACATAGACGCTGTTCAAAAGGAACTTGGTGGAGACTATTCGGCGACTTTATGGGTCGCTCAAAATGCTCGTAGTGCCACACAGCTTGCTAAACTTACCCGCATGAAAAAAGAGGATTTAGAACGTCGTAAAAGAATTGACAGGTCGTCTATAGGGTTTGATACTTTTGGAACTGTATTAGGTCTTGCTGTAGACCCTCTGAACTATATACCGCTTTTAGGTACTACGGGAAAGGTTGGTACATTATCCCGTTATCTAAAATTAGCGGCGGCGAATACAGCAATAAGTCTACCGGAACGAGGAATTACGCAAGCGGTCACAGGATATGAGCAGGACTACAAAGCGGCGGCATTTCTAAGTGCTATTGCTGGTGGTGCAGTTCCCGCTGTATTCGATATGGCGGGTATAGGTTTACGTAAAGGCTTAAAATATGTAGAAGATGCACAAGCTTCTTATATAAATGCTCAGGCACACGCTCAGGATGTGATGAAAGGGAAAAAACCTTCTTCCGTTGTGCAACATATGGATGACTTAAAGGTACGTCTGGAAAAACTACATGACCCTGCATTTGCTAAAGGTGTTAGTGTAGCTACTCCTGAAAATGGTGTTTATATCCTTAGTAAAGAAGATGCTAAACGTGTTTTACGTGATTTAGGAGAAGACGCACCCGATGGTGTTAAAGGTATCTTTGATGACGCTACAGGTATTTCCGTTTTAGTTAAGGATAATCTGAAAGATACAGACGATCTATTGAAAACCATCTTGCATGAAAAAGGCGCACATGGTCTAAAGCATATTCTTAGCGAACATGATTTAAAACAAGTATATGCAGACCTTAAGTTTCGTATGAGAAACAACCCCTCACCGGCATTAAAAAGGGCAATGAAAAGAGCCGTCAATAAAGAAGACCCCGAAGAAGTTTTGGGATATTTTGTGGAAGAAGCAAAATCTAATAATCCACTTATAAGAGATATAAAAAAGAAGCTCGACAAGGGAATGAATACTTTAGGTGTTAAAGGGCGTATGACTGAGGGGGATTTTATTGACCTTATAACACGTTCAGCAAATTCTCACAAAGCAACCTCACAGGGTTATCGGACTTTACCGGATGGCACTTCTGTTTATCATAACTTCCGTTTTTCTGAGACAAGTATACTTAACCCTCAGAAATTGGATGAAGTCAACGAGTTAGTAACAGGAGAAATAGGTGGTCTCGGAAAGATGCTTGCACGTTGGAAACTCTTTGCGACTCCATACACTTTAGCGGCTACCTCTGCATCTAAAACTCTCCAAAAGTTTATTGGACGTTCTTTAGATAACCCTTATATGAATAAAGCGTTAGATTTTGTCACAACAGAGTCTCAGAAACGAACCTTAATCGGCAGGCTGAATGAGCCGTACAATAACTACATGAAGGTACGTCAAGAAGCCTTAGTAGCCCGTACAGGACAACGTGGACGCTTTAGTAATGCTTTGAAACAACAATATAATGAAGAATGTATTCAATGTTATAATTTCCTGTATGGCAACAATAAGGCAGGATATGTAGGTAAAACATGGTCTCCTGAAGTTATGAAAGGTGCCAAAGCCCTTAAAGAACTCAGGGATGCACAAATTGATTTACTGAAGAATTGTCACAAAATTTTTGGTGAAGGAAAACCTATTCTGCCTGATGAATGGAAAACAATAGACGACGAATTTTGGCGGTTTATTGACGATGATAAAAGAGCGCATTTCGTGTCTATGTTTGATAATGACGAAAAAGCTATAGAGTTTCTGACAAAATACGGAAAACAGGCGGCTAAACGTAATGTTATCAAACAGCGATTAGAAGAAAGGTTAGAGAAAGAATGGAGAGCTAAAATTGAACAGGGTGTTAAAGATGGTTCCATAAAGAAAGCACCGGAGCGGGTTATAGTTTCTGAAGAAATGGTAGAAGCAGAGGTTGAGAAAGAAGCTAAAGCGTGGGCTACTGGGGTTGTCGATAAGAATACGTCTTCGATGACAGTCGGAAACATCCGTTCAAACGAAGTAGGTCAGCTTGACTTCCTGCAACATAGGTTTCCTATGGATACTTCAACTACTTTGAAAGACCCTTGGGGTATGGACTTTTCTTTTGATGAAGCCATGCGTTCCTATGATTTTGACAGCACTGTTCCTTTCTTGCTTAATAGAACTGCTGGGGAAATATCTCTCCACAATTTATTTAGTAACAAGGTGCGACAAAATGTCAACGCATATGGGTTTGAAGAAAATGTTTTAGATAATATTGTGAACCTCCGTAAACAGATTGAGAACGAACTACAGTCCGCAGTAAATAATAAGAAAATCTCTAGGTCAGCTATGTATGAGGACTTAAAGGCTTTTGATTTTACTATAGACAGGTTAAGAGGTATTTCAAGTCAGCAGGAACCAAAGACTTATTTTGATGCCTTTACCCGTATGTTGTCTACTATGTCCTATGCTCGTAATGGTGCCAATATGGGTATCAACCAGTTATCTGAAATATCAGGAACTATGGCTTATGCGGGGGCTGATGCGGCATTGGATTTAATACCTATCTTTGGTAAAACTATTCGTGAAATGCGATATGGTGAGAAGATTGACGACATAACCAATGAAGCTCAACACTTCCTTTTTGGTGAGAATACTTATCAATATCTTTGGCACAATGCTAGAGCGACATCATCAGATATGTTTAGTCGTGTTGATAATACAGGAAGTAAAATAGCTTCAGGGTTGGATGCAGTTGCTGGTGTAGTAAATACTGGTGCTTCCGCTGTATCATCTATAAATGGTCTTCAAAAACTAACAAACTTTATGATTGAAAGTGCTCGAAAACATACACTGATCGACGTTGCTATGTGGTGTAATGGTAAAGAATTTTCTAAATGGCGGAACCCCTTCAGTATGAAAAAATTAGAAGCGGCTGGAATTAAAGATGTAGAAGCCTTTAAGGAAACTTTAAGAAACTATATGAAGCGTGATAAGAATGGTGTTATAACCGATATGGACTTAGCAGGTCTCGCACGTGATAACGCTACTGCTTTAGCTAAACTGAGAACTTTGGTTGATTATCAGGCGCAAAGGTGTATCACGCAGGAGACCATAGGTACTACAAACCTCCTAAAAGAAAGCTCACCATTTTGGAGAGTGTTCTTTCAGTTCAAAGACTTTACCATGAGAGCAACCCATAGTCAGACATTAAGAGCAGTGTTTAATCACGAACTGGATGACGTGATGTCTACTATTTTTGGTGTTGCAACTAATGCCGCCGCAGTTGCTACTGTTGCTTATATGCGAGGGTGGGCAATGTTTGGAGACAATGAATACAAGCGTAGGGAATATTTAGATAAATATACGAATTCAACTGCTCTTGCCTACGCTGGTGTAGTAAGAAGCCCTATAGGAGGGTCGTTGTTATCTACTCCTAATGATTTACTGGAAGCAACAGGTTTGAGTCTTTTGGGTATGCCCACAATTCGTACGACTGTTAATAGACGACAGCAAAATAAGAATTTGTTTGAAGACCCAAAAGGTAGTATTGGTGGGTTAATTGCTCAACTTCCTGCTGTTGATACGGCACTTGATATTGGTAAAACAGCGTTACTTCCTTTTCAGGAAAAAGAAATGACCCAAAGACAACTGAAAGAAGCTCTCTCGTTGTTCCCGGGTCAGAATAATCTTTTGATTATGAAGTTGAGGGAAGAAATGTTTGACGAATTACATCTTGCCGAACGCTAATGTTTTCTTGCGGAATACATTAAACACCAAAAGGTGACTAATATAAAAACAGGGAACCCAATACGTACAAACATTGGTGCTCCACCTCTATTTTCTATGCAACCTGGAATTACACATACAGCTATCAAAAGAGTAACAACAACATTAAAAATTAATCTATCAGACATGCCATGAGTCTCCTTTCAGGTCACTTGTGGTGTGTCTTTATTATATCATTAAAAGAAAGGAAATGATACATATAGCAACGGAATTAAAGACCTCTATTACCTACACAGGTACGGGTTCACAGAAACTTTTTGATATCCCTTTTGACTATTTGCGTACTTCTTTTGTTAAAACAAATGTAGATGATATAGTGTTAACCTATGGTGAAGATTATGTTATCATCAATCGTCAAATAGAGTTTACTGTGGCTCCTATAAGTGGTTCCCATGTTGTGATCTATAGGGAAACAACAACTGATCGTTTGGTATCTTGGGCAGATGCGAGTGTCCTTAAAGCATCTGATATGACAATTAATCAAGTCCAACAGCTTCATATCTTAGAGGAACAGCAGGACTGGACAAAGACCAATAGTATCGTTATGGAAGGGACTATCGGTTGGAACGCTAGGTTTCATAGGATTATCAATGTGGGCGACCCTGTGGAGCCGCAAGATGCTGTAACTAAACAGTACGTTGAAGATGTCAAAACAGGCTTTATTTCAGAAATGATAAAAGTTAAGAACTCAGCTATTACTGAAATTACAGACATCAAAAATAAAGTCATAGAAGCTATTAATAACCTTAAAGCCTCAACAGAGACATACCTTACTCAGTTGAAAGATACTTTTAAAAGCTTTGTCACAGAAAAAACAGAAGAAGTAA